ACCCAAAGTTGAACCCGTTTGCAGTATTCTTTATCGCAGTTTTTGTCCTAATACCGTTTTTATTGCTTATCATAGTTTTGGCAAATGACTTTACTGGAATATTTTATACGATAGATGGAAGTTTATTCACACCAATTGCAAATATTGTAAACTATATGTTGTGGGCATTCGTAATTTTGGCAATAGCTTTGGTTGCAGTCATGATAATATATAGAAAATATACCTAAGCCTCGCCCCTTCGCAGAATGTTTAACCAAAAAGCTCAAACATATGTGTTTAAATATCTGTTTGCGAAAGAGTATACTCAGTGATAAAAATGATGGTAAAAGACCTATTCTGGAATGGTAAAACTTGGAAAGCACTCATACAAGAAGTACTCTGGTTTAGGGATGAGGAAAGTAAGGAGCCTAATGCTGTTGTGGTATATGAAGTAAAGAATGGTGGAAGCAAATTACCATTCCATGATTTTTATATTGTAACATACAAATACGGGCCTAAAGAATATGTATACGGTGTAGGACGCTTCCCCTTGGACGCACTTGAAGACGCGGAAAGGAACTGGGACAGACAGATAAATGAATATGGCTGTTACGGAACAGGAGGCGAATGCACTAATCCGTTTAGAGAAGCTATAAAAGCCTTAGAAAAAATGGAAAAATTAAAAGAGAAAGAAGAGAGCAACAATATATTACTTAACTACTAAATACTTGGAGTGATGAAAATGGCGGAGAAGATAGTTGGAAAAGTAACTGTAAAACAAGTACTCTTTGAACGTGTGGGAGATGGAGGGGTTTTCGTGTACAAAATAGTGAATGATGACAATGACAATGACATATATTTCGGTGATTTCTATATTGCAACGTTCGACGACTTGAATAGCGAAGCAGTATGGGGTGTAGGATCCAATATCGAATCCGCACTTGAGAATGCGGAAAGGGAGTGGGATAGAGAAGAAGGTGAATACGACAACCCATTTAGAGAAGCTTTAGAAAAATTTAAAGAAGAAGAGCGTAAAAAATTATTATATAACTACTAAATGCATCTAGATTTTTTTAAAAAAGTTTAACTATTATTATTTGTTAAAACCCCTAGATCAGGCAAGTATTTATTTTCTATGTCATACAACACGTCAGCTATGGCATCTAGCAAAATGCTTAATGCCTCTAATTTCTCATTGTTGTTCAACATATTGTAAAAATCCACAAAGTACAATACTTCCTCCCTATAAGCATAGTTTTTAATTGAGACAGCATCAGCTATCTTCATGTACCAGTCGTACAATTCATGCTTGCTTAATGGCTTCGAATTCTGTAATGCACGCTTGACCACATTGCCGAACTCATCTAATACCTTGTCGTAAGCTTTTAGATATCCAACTTTACTGGCATCGCTAAGCTCACCATTTTGTATTATACCTTCTGCTATCAGCTTCAATTCATCGCCTAGAGACTCGCCGACATATGCACCCATCCTTTCTTTCCACAACTTCTCATACTCTCTTACTATCGCTCTCCAGAACTCGCGGTCTGAATTTTCTATCGCTTCGTTGATTTCATTATCTTTGTCTGTAAGATATGCATCTATGAACACGTCTAATTGGTCTGGGCTATGGTTTGCTAAGCATTCAAGTGGTGCGTCATGGTGCCTTGCGCAATAATCGAATACTCTGTCGAATACGATTTCGGCTATATCACTTGGTTCCATTTTTATTCCCAATAGAAAATTCCTGGGTCAGGAATAAAAATCTTTCTCAAACAGCTGTTTTAGGTAATAATGAAGTCCAACCCCCTACCAAATTTTTTATGCACTCTGTGTACTTTAATATTAGGGTTGGTTATGTTAATCGAGGACAGAATTTATCGCTTGATCAAACTATTGCTTTATACCGCTAAAGAGGAGAATACAGAGGTGGTACAAAAGTGTATGTCGTAAGCTTTATATACTATATCAAACGAGGAGAATACAGAGGTGGTACAAAAGTGTATGTCGTAAGCTTTATATACTATATCAAACATACATTATACACAATGGCTAGAATAAGCCTGAATATAGATGAACACATCCTTCAACAATTTGATAGCATGTGGAAAGCTGAAGGATGGGAATCAAGACAAGAAGCTATAGTTTTTTTAATGAAGCAGGCCCTTGCAAGGGGCTTTATCTCTAAGGAAAAATCAGAATTAGCAAAGGTTATAGGAAGCTCTGTCTCCTCGCCCTAAAGGGGAGGGAAAGAAAAGAGACGTTTATGTTTTTTTTTACCTCGCCCTAGAAGGGCGAGGCTTGCCGTTTATTTTGTGTAAAGACGAGATTCTAAACTACTTGTATAGGAAATACTCAGAATACGCTAAATATTAAACACCTGGGGGCAGGCACGCTACGCCATATCCCCGTGGAGTACTCAATTCTTTTGTGATTTTCTAAATATTATAAGTTTTACGCTTGTTTCTGTCTAACTGGTTAGGCAGAAACTGCTCATATTCACCGCAACCAGACCAGAAACTGTGAAGCGAAAAGTTTATTAATTCCTCAAACAGATGTTTTAGATGAAGCAAAATGGTGGTTTCAGTAGTCGTTCCATCAGAAGCAGGCGGTAAAAAGGCAAAAATATCAGGGTCGTTAGTCAAAGTAACGTTTGGAACAGGGAATTTTGACGTACCAACAATTGCAATTGCACTGTTAATCGTCGGTGTAATAATAGGACTATCTGGTCTCATTCTATCTATCTTCGCTACCGCTACTGCCTCAGCAATAAGCAATCCGTCACCAGGAACATTAGCGTATAACATGACACACCCACTAGTAAGTGGTATGGTATCATTCTTCAGCTTCTTCCCAACGCTATACGTACTATTAGGTGTAGCAGGAATAGTTCTTATCGCGGCCGGTATAATATCCATAATAATGGAGAAATTCAAAACTTAAAACTTAAAACCCTAAGTTAAACATGTGTTTTTTCGCGAATTCATTTCTTCTTCTTTTAAAACTTTTCAGTTATAAGATATTAACATGGCACTAAAAACACCGTCTTCAAACATAAGTTTGACAAATACGGTAGCTCCACACACACATGTGGCTCAACACGTTTCAGCTTTATCATTATTTCAAATGCTATTATCTCCGCCATATGTTTACATCTTCATCGCTCTAGGTATACTAATTATAGTATTTATTGCCGTATACTTAGCGTTCAGAAGGTCGTATATGAAAGACCCAATAAGAGGAGGGCTAATAAGGCAAATCCGTCGCTCTAAGAATAGTGACGTTGTAGTTGTCAATGTTGATATCTCTACCAGGTCTGCTCAACTATACATAGGAGAAAAATTATCGCCGTCTTTGTACACAGTCCATGACCCAGTTACAGGCGAAGAGCTAATTGTCCCAGTCACCTCCGAGTCAATGGTCGGAATGATACAATACGGGAAGATACATAGACCGTTATTAATCACAGTAAGGAAAAACAACACAATGCCGTTTGCGATAAGATTAGAGACGTTAGAAACATCGATACCTGTGTCTGAGTATGATACAGCAGAACCAGAATTATTAGCACAGTTGGCGAAGGTCAAAAAGATGATCACTGGTGCTATAACGTTATCTCCTACCACAAAACTTGCTATCGCTGTTGACCCTAAGTTATTACTTAGCCGTAGGCTATCGCAGGAGTTAGAGATATTGAGTACAATACCCACGACTGTTAAGGAGATGAATGCAAATTTAGTGAAGTTATTGAAGTTGCAGAATGAGAGTAGGCGTGCACAAACAATGGGCAGGATAATGCTATACTTCGTGATCGGTATAGTGGTTATGATGTTGTTAGCAGTACTATTCGGTCTTCACATAATTTAATTTCTTTTTTATGGTTTTGCTTCTTCCGTCTCTGACGGCTCCCCGCCTAAAGGGCGAGGGTTCTACGCCCACTGGGGTGTCTCTCACAGTTCAAGCACCCCTCACGGGCGTGGCATCATTGTTCAGTGCCCGCCGTCAGCTTGGGGCAGTGCACGGCTCATCGTCTGTTAGACTTGCCATGCACCAACATACACCAATATATATACCAAAATATTTTTAAATGTTTTGGTTAATCTGATCTTATGGGTGTAGAATTGGTCTTTAGAGCCAAAATATCGAGTCACGGGAAAGGAAAATACATCATATACATCCCGAAGGAATTCTCTGAAAAAGCAAAGGAACTCTATAACGATGGAGAGGTGATCGTAATTGTTGCAAGAGAAGGTTGAAGAGGGGTTTAGGATCTTAAACCTGGAAAAGGATGTTGATAAGGATGTTCTAGAGTTCGTTAGGAAATACCAGATTCTGGCATCTCATCTCTATTGGTCTAGAAGATTAGGTATCAAACCCTCAGACATAATTACCGAGAAGTTACAGAGGGATGTGAAAAGTTACTGGCGTTGGCAGGTTGTAGATGAGAGAGATCCAATGTATTTATTCAAAAACGTGGAAAAGACACCGAGACCCTATTCAATGCTGATTAGAATACCCTTAGTTGACGCACTATATCCCAGTAAAGGTGCATTTATTCAAGATAATAAGTTAGTTCTGAGACTTAACAAAAAAGTAGAAATCGAAATACCGAAACGGGCTATTGAATGGTTGAATAAGAGGCTTTCCGAAAATCCAGATAAGAAGTCAATAAGGGTGTTTGAAAGAGATAATAAACTAGTAGTACAAATAGTTCTTCATAAAAAGAATGTGGTAAAATTACCTGAAAATCCCCTATTGGTTGTCGTAGATTTAAATAGTTCCTATGGTATAGTTGTCCATTATTGGGACAACCGATTAATTAGGACAGAAAAATACAGACCCCCAAACAAAGATCTAAGGTGGAAAAGTGTAAAGAGACTAATGAAAGTTAGAGACAACTTGTACAATCAAGGAACAATAACCCAACATCAGATCGACCTTTATTCTGCATTGATAAGGAAAACGTTGAAAGGGAGTATGAAGAGTTGGATACAACAAACTGTGGATAAAATAGTCAGACGAACAAGGCGACTTGCTAAAAGGCACAGGAAGGAGCCACTCGTTTTAATAGATGTGCCAGACGATAATTCGCTGAGAGGAAGTAGTCTACAACGTACAATTAGATCGTTCTCTAGGTATTTGGAGAACATATTATCATGGTATGGCATATATTGGGAAGAGATGAGGCTTTACAGTACAATATGCCCCAAATGTGGCGGAAAGCTAAACTTAGAACAAAAAACTAAACGAATTAGAATTATGAAATGCCAGAGATGTGGGTTCAGAGAAGATAGGGATAACATACCGTTATACTGGGCAATTAACAGACTCCCCGCCCCTAGAAGGGGCGAGGCTTCATAAGACATGGTGATTAAATTTTTTAATAACTACAAGCAAACATATGTTTGAGTGGTGTAAAAAATGAGTAGTAATAATGCTTCATCGCTGATCCCGTTGGACGAATATCTCTTCAATGTTTTTTCTAAGTTCTTTTCAACTAAAGATTTTGCATTTGCCAATAAAATGTCAAAGAAGTACGACGGATCATTAACATTAGTTGACTACAAGCCTATGGCAACATTTAGTTTTGTGAACTCGCAAGGATATATGCCATTTATAATTGAACTAAGTACTCCGTCTGGGAAAGTCCTTGTCAGGGATCATCCAGAGGATATAATAGTGAAATATGGCGAAAATGGTAAAGAAAAGATTATACACCTCGATTTAGGCAATGTCAGCAAGATAATCAATGGATATGGTTTTTCGATTTACACGAAGACTATCAATGTTACTGCAATACAAGGTGCTACAAGTAAAGATTTTGTTTTTAATGTGATCCTGTTATATCCAAACGTCTCATTTGGTAAGAACAATGAAGAAGATAGGAAATCAGCTGAAGCAAAAGTAAATACGTTAATTCAAATATTAGAATCCGCTAATCCTGCAATCCGAGAAAATTTTGATATCATGTATACGATTTACACTTCTTCCTCGAATGCCTTATACCCGCATATTTTACTCATCCCCAAGGGGATTATAAACGATATTTCCGACTTCTTGCTATCTCAGTATCAACAAATTTATGGCACCGTTACCTTACCACCAGCAGAATTTGTACCTAATGAAAATGTTCAGTCCCCTGAGTTGCAGAAATTCCTTGAAAAGCTACCACTCGACCTTATTGCCGAAGCTGTTGTAGGCACATATGGTTCCTATCCTGCGGTACTATTACCAAAAGGAAACTATTCGCAATATCTTACAGGCAATGAACGTATAATCAGTCTAGAAAAAAATGATATAATAGTTTTCGGTACTCCTCAACCTCAACAGACCTCCGTCCCTCAGGCTCAGGAACAACAGAATAAGGTAGAACAGAATGTAGAACAGAATAAGGTAGAAGAAAATAGTAATACTGAGCAAAATAAAGCAGAATTAGAAAAAGTACTTAATATAGAACTTTCACTATACATTCCAGATTGGCTAAGACCATACTTAAACAGATACGGCGTAAAGCAAGGGGAATCTTTAAGCAGAAAAGAGCGTGAAGAGTTTGCTGGGAAGCTCTGGAACGAATTACAAAAGAATTGGAATAGGATCCTAGAATTGTTAGACGCTAACAACGCCAGCATTCTCCCTACCACCGTCCTGGCGTTAGTTACCAAATTCCCATCTGAGTATAAATCTTCAAGCAAGAAAGTTATGTATAAGTCGGGGAATGTCATAGAAGAAACTACTAGAAGTGTTCTATCTAATGTATTCGCAGAACTTAGACAAAATTATCTTATACCGCTTCTAGACTCTTTCGCTCCAGATCAAGTGTTAGACTTAAGAGTCCTCAGACCGCTGAGTCCAGACGAGTTCGAAAGGTATCAAAATCAATTGAGCAACATAGTGCAATTATATAAGTATGCGTATTTGATCTTCTCGTTCGTAAATTTATTCAAGAATAAGAGTTATGAAGAGGTAAACAATATAGGGAACCTTAAGGAAGCCAACCCTGAGAAGCTCAAATACCTTCAAGACCTTGTGGACGCTTTTAGAAATCTACAGTCTGCAGGTCTCTCATTGCCCTTAATTGTAGATGCTAATAATACGCTGTTGGTCGGGTCGCCTAATGATTTGTTGCCAAACAGCAAGTATTCTGTACTAAGGATAAATGATCTCGACCTCAACAAAACTAATGAAGGGCAATTGAAAGAATTAAAATCACTCTTAAATTTTGCAAAGAAAGCTTTTGACGATCAGTACGGTGCGTTGATTGTTAAAACTACTATAAGCCCCTCGACTCTCGACATGCAGGTGTTCAAAACTATAGTAAAATTGTTAGGAATATGCTCGGAAGAGGATGAAATCTGTTTGTATCAAGCAAGACAACAGTTATCAGCATTCCCTGAGACACTTAAGGATAAGTTCATAGATAATGTTGCGAAGGAAACTGGAAGGAATCCAAAGTACAGAATACAATTAATTAATCTGTTCGCGACACTGTTCGCACTTGTTAACTATTACAACTATCTGTCTGAATTAAAGAAAGAAGAACTGATGAACTACGGTATTAGCAAATTAAGGCAGAGCGAAGAGGAAAAAGCTAAGAAGATACTAGAAATGGTAAAACAAGGCTTCAAGATCTCATAATATTTTTTAAACCATTAATCAAACATATGTTTTAGGTGGAAAAATGAATTGGTCATGGTCAAATTGGGTTAGATCTGAGTTCAACGACTTACATCCAGAAAAGTATGCCAGAGACGCACTACATAACTTCCTATTATTCATAAAAGGTAAAATAGACTATCCAGAAGTAACGCTAAAAATCGCAGGGGATGAGGCTTGGTCTGACGCCTTCCCACCCCTGAAGAAAGCGTTACACGACTTAGTCCTTCTAATAAGACATAAAATAAAAGAGAACGGTGTACCAGACGGTACACCTGTACCAGAATATGTTAGGAAAGAAATACTTAAGGAAGCTAAAAAACGCGGAATATTGCAAACATTAGAAGAGTGGGCTAACGGCTATGAAGAATCTCAAATTCTGAACGAAATGGGTGATTAAATGGGTTTTTTTCTGATCTAGCAACAGCGTTACGTTCATCTATTTCTTTCATAATTATTGCTATGTTTACGATAGTATTCATTATAGTTTTCGGTCTTCTTGTGTATATTTTCAATATCTTTAACAATGCACAGTCTCAGGTGTCTAAAACTGTTCAGCCTACCAACAATATTTCACATGTAGTCTCCGCAGATATACATACTGCTTACACTAGTTTTGTCCCTTACATAAACTACTGGATGTATGGACTTGGAATAGGCATAGTCGTAGCTCTCATTTTTATTATAGCATTATCAATAAGGGAAGAAGGTGATTAAGAATGCAATTGAAACCGTCTATAACTACGGCAGTAATATTTTTCGCGTTAGCTACAATGTTAGTATTCGTAGCTTTCCCGTTCTTCAACCTTGTAACCAAACAAACTCTCATCATCTCTAACTCTTCTATAATATATACAAATAGCACAAAAGAATCGATACAGATAGCTAATTCTACGTTTACCCTAAACCAACCGCAGTATTATTCCCAACAATACAATGTATTGCTAATGTTCTACAGCATTATTGCATACCCGTTTTTTGATATTGTAGTGTTCATAATGATTATTGGTCTGGCGTTTATCTACTGGTTTTTGAGGGAAAGATAGCAGTGTGGGAGGAGAAGAGAATCTAATAATTTTTTAAACAGCTGTTTGAGAGATATATATAATGAGTGCTAATCCTATCTCACAGCAGATAAACCAGTTAATTTCCGAGGGTAAATACCAACAAGCCTTACAGTTAGCCCAACAGAACGGTTTAACTCAAACCGCACAAAAAATCCAAGCGTTAATATATGTACAACAGGCAATTAATGATGCAGAGAACGGTAACATCGACCAGGCATTAACAGATTTGCAGAATGCACAAAAGCTAAACCCGAACATTAACTTACAGCCTTATTTCGCTTACATCAATGTTATCCAACTTTTCAATTCTGCAAATCAGGCATTGAAGAACGATGATTATAACACTGCTTTGAATTATCTTCAGCAGGCTCTGCAAATAGCCCAACAGTACCCAAATGTGATTAACGTATCGCAAATACAACAGCAAATACAGACAGTACAGGCACTGCAACAGATAGAACAGTACATCAATAACGCTAACAGTGAACTGGAAAAAGCAAACTTCGCAGAAGCTTATCAGTACCTTCAGCAAGCCCTGCAATTAGCGCAACAACATAACATTAGTAACAAGAGGCTTGAAAACGTAACAACAGCTGTTTCTTACTTAGCGAAGATACCTGCGTTCCCGCAACCACCACAGGGAGAAATAACATTACAGAAGTTACAACAATATCTACAATCATTAAAATCGTTCTTCGCCACTGCATCACAGTACGCTACAGAAGCAT